GTCAACGATCGACGGAACTCAAACAATAGACAGTGCAGTTCTTGCAGGACCTATTACTGTTCCTGCAACTATAACAGTAACGGGGACTTTAGTAATAGTGTAATGTCAAAGATAGAAGTAAATAAAATAGGACCACAATGCGGAACCACTTTGACAGTAGGTTGTGGTGCAGGTCAAACAGTAACTGTAGATGCAAACACAGTAACTATAGGTAGATGTGGTGGAACTGTAGCTTTAGCTAGTGGTGCTAGTCAGACAGGTTTTGGTAGAACAGGAACAGTAGACTGGCAAACTAGTAGTATTAAAACAACTACATTTACAGCTGCAAATGGCGAAGGTTATTTTGTTGATACATCATCAGGTTCAGTAACAGTTAATTTACCAGCAGGAACTGCTGGAGCAATAGTTGCTGTAGCAGATTATGCAAATACTGCAGATACAAATAAAATTACGATATCACCAAATGGTTCTAATAAAATTCAAGGTGTGGCAAGAGATTTTGAAATTACTGTAGAAGGAGGATCTGTTACTTTAGTTTTTGTGGATAGTGTTCAAGGATGGCGACCCACAGATGCATCAACTGCAGCAGCAATAACAGAAAATGATGTTTTTATATCAGCAACGGGTGGTACGGTTACAACCTCTGGAGATTTTAAAATTCATTCATTTACAGGTCCTGGTACTTTTTGTATTTCAGCAGGTGCAGGGCCAGTAGCAAATGTAGATTATGTAGTAGTAGCTGGAGGAGGTGGTGCTGGTGGCTCTACTAACCCTGGTGGTGGCGGTGGTGGAGGTGGTGCTGGTGGTTATAGAGAATCGCATTGTTCCTCAATATCTGGATCTTATACTGCGAGTCCTTTAGCAACACCTTCGTCTTTGCCAGTTTCACCAGGAGCAATACCTGTTACTGTAGGTGCAGGTGGAGCAGGAGGTCCTCCTAACGTAGGTGCTTCTTTTGGTAATGATTCTATATTTTCAACAATAACAGCTTTTAGAGGTGGCTATGGTGGTATGAACGGTCCAGGTTTTCCATCTCCTTATCAACCTCAACCTTGGCAACCTGCTGGAAGAGGTAGATTACAAGGTGGTTTAGGTGGTTCAGGTGGTGGAGCAGCAATTTTTAGTGGTCAAGGAAGTGCTTGTGGTAATACACCACCAGTAAGTCCTCCTCAAGGAAATCCAGGTGGTGATGGGGGTGGTGCACCACAATATACTGGTGGCGGTGGTGGTGGAGCTACAGCAGCAGGAGTAGGTGCACCAGGTTCACAAGGTGGAAATGGTGGGGCAGGTGCAACATCTTCAATTACTGGATCACCGGTAACAAGAGCTGGAGGTGGTGGTGGAGCTGCTATGAGTGGCACAGATGGAAGTGGTGGATCAGGAGGCGGAGGAAACGCAACTTCTCCTGGTGGCACAGGAAGTGCAGGATCAGCTAACACTGGTGGTGGAGGAGGTGCTGCTGGATCAGCAACGTGTGCTACAGGTGGAGCAGGGGGTTCAGGAATAGTAATAATAAGGTATAAATTTCAATAATTATGACAAGTAAAATAAAAGTAGATAATATAAACAAAGTTTCAGATGATTCAAACATCATCAAAAAATGTGGAACAACCACTACGATAGGATCAGGGGCAAGTAATCCCATTGTTGTAGATGGTTCTTCAGTTACGCTTGGTAGATCTGGAGGAACAGTTTCATTAGCATCAGGTGCAAGTCAGACAGGTTTTGGTCGTACAGGAACTGTAGATTGGCAAACAGGATCTATTAAGACAACAACTTTTACAGCAGCGAGTGGAGAGGGATATTTTGTAGATACTAATGGCGGAGCTGTGACTGCTAATTTACCAGCAGGTTCTGCTGGCGCCATTGTTTCATTTCAAGATTACAGAAATACATTTGACACAGCTCCTTTAACAATAGATCCTAATGGTTCAGAAAAAATTAATGGTGGTGATGGAGGAGGAATAATACAATTAAATAGTGAAGGTGAAGGTGCGACGTTAGTTTATATAGATTCAACAATTGGTTGGAGATCAATTCATCAATCTGTTTTTTCTGATGTGAGTGATAATTCTGCATATGTAACGGCATCAGGTGGAACAGAATCAACTTGTGGTGATTTTAAAATTCATAAATTTACAGGACCAGGAACATTTGCAGTAACTTGTGCAGGTAATGCATGTGGATCAAACGTTGTAGATTATCTGGTAGTTGCTGGTGGTGGTGGTGGAGCCGGAGGTGGTGTTTACGCATACCCTAGAGGTGCGGGTGCAGGTGGTGGAGGTGGTGTAAGATTATCTGCAACGACATATACAAATTCAGGACCAAGCGCCCCTAGAAGTTCAGGTGTTCCAGGATTATCTGTTCCAGTAGCATCTTATCCAATTGTAGTCGGTGCTGGTGGGGCAGCAGGAGTAGGTGGACCTGGTGCTGGTGATGGAGGAACCGGAGGTGTTTCAACTTTTTCTACAATAACATCTGCTGGTGGTGCTAAAGGTGCAGGACACGATCATTCATATCAAGGACAAGCAGGAGGATCTGGAGGAAGTGGTGCAAATGCATCCACTGGAGGAGCTGGAAATACACCTCCAGTAAGTCCACCTCAAGGAGAACCTGGAGGTAATGGTGGTCCAAGTTCTGGAAACTTTGCTGGTGGAGGCGGTGGAGGTTTTATGGCCGCTGGATCAGTAGGTAATTCAGGAGGACAGGCAGGGCCTGGAGGTGCTGGAGGTGGTTACCCAAGTGCAATGGGAACCGACGGACAACCTTCTGGTGGTCAATATTATGTATCCGGCGGTGGTGGTGGAGGTAACGGTTATGGTGGACCTGGTGGATCGGGTGGTTTAGGTGGTGGTGGATCTGGTGCAAGTCATCCAAGCAATGGAGGAAATGCAAGTCATCATGGTGGTGGTGGCGGTGGATCTGGTTCTGGTGGAGGAACTCCAGGGGCTACTACTGGAGGCACTGGTTCAGGTGGGTTGGTAATTATAAGGTATAAATTTCAAAATTAGGTAAATTATGAGTGAAATAAAAGTAAATAAAATTAGTCCAAGAGCAGCATGTGGCACAGTCACATTAGGGGATAGTGGAGATACATTTACTATTCCAGCTGGTGCAACAATTACGAACAATGGAACGCAGACAGGTTTTGGTAGAACAGGAACAGTTGATTGGGACACAACTCCAAAGACAGGAACTTTTACTGCTGTGTCTGGAGATGGATTTTTTTGTAATACAACATCGGGCGGTTTTACAGCTAACTTACCAGCAGGTGTTGCTGGAGCAATAGTTTCTTTTGCAGATTATGCAGGAACTTGGCAAACAGGTAATTTAACTGTTTCACCAAATGGAACAGATAAAATTGGTGGAGTAAACGCAGATATAGTTTTAAATACTGAAGGTCAATCAGTAACTTTTGTATTTGCAGATTCAACACAAGGTTGGATTAATGTTCAAGATTCAACTTCAAATGAAAGAGCTAATGCTTTTTTAACAGCAACTGGAGGAACAATAACTACCTGTGGTAATGACAAAATTCATACATTTACCGGACCTGGGACTTTTGCAGTGTCCGCAGTTGCACCTTGTGCAGCAAATAATTTAGTTTCTTATATGGTTGTTGCAGGCGGTGGTGGAACTGAAGGTGACTATAGTGGAGGTGGTGGAGCTGGTGGTTACAGAGAAGTAAAATCTCCGGTTACTCCATACACAGCTAGTCCTTTAGATGGTTATCCAAGTTCACCAAATAGAGTAACAGTCACAGCTACAAGTTTTCCAATTACAGTTGGTGCAGGTGGAGCTGGATCTTGTAGTGCTCCTGATAGAACAGGTAATCCAGGATCAACTTCAACTTTTTCAACAATAACTTCAGCAGGTGGTGGAGGAGCAGGAGTTCAAAATCCTTCTACTACTCCTAATAACAGTAATGGTAGAACGGGTGGATCGGGCGGTGGTGGAGCATCCCCATCAGGTTCTGGTGGAGCTGGTAATACACCTCCTACAACTCCTGCTCAAGGACAAAATGGTGGTTCTGGTATTCATTCTGGATCTTATTCTACTTCTGCTGGTGGCGGAGGCGGAGCTGGTGGTACTGGAGCAAATGGTGTCGCTAGTAATCCAGGCGGAGCTGGTGGAGCTGGAGTAACTTCAAGTATTAATGGAACACCCACAGCAAGAGCTGGTGGCGGTGGCGGATCTGCAGAAGCTGGTGGTGGAGCCGGTGGCACTGGTGGCGGTGGCGGTGGTGGAGCGAGTAGAGGTGGACCCTCTCCTGTCTCTCCTACACCTGCAACAGCTGGAACTGTTAATACTGGTGGTGGCGGTGGTGGTGCAGCTAATACTACTGGAGTATCAGGTGGCTCTGGTATAGTAATAATAAGGTACAAATTTCAGTAGTTGAATGGTAATTAAAATTAATATATAAGGAGAAACATTATGGCACATTTTGCAAAACTAGGAGTAAACGGAAAAGTTATCTCTGTTCTTACAATGG